TGTCTCGTCGGATCTACGAGCTGCCACTGATCTCTTGCCTTTCGACATCGTTTCGGCGATTGTCGATGGCCTTGAGGCCAGTGGCCGCTTTCTTCCGATTGAGCTCCAGGGGCTCCGTCTTTCGACGGGCCCCCAGAGCCTGACCTGGCCTGATGGTGAGACTCGGGTTACCAGTAGGGGGATCCTTATGGGACTCCCCACTACTTGGTCGCTTTTGAATCTCTACCACGGTTGGTGCTGGTCTGCGGCGGAAGCCACAGACCCGCTTCCTTCCGGCCCTGGACCTGGAGGATGCCCCGTCAGGTCTGTCGCCCGCATTTGCGGGGACGACCTGATAGGGGTTTCCTCTCCCGAGGGGATCCGTAGCTATGAGAGGCGTCTTTTGCTCTCAGGCTCGGAATTCTCCGACGGCAAGCACTTTCACTCTCCTGACCGCGGCGTATTTCTCGAGGTGTTGTGGGAATTCCGGGGCGTCAGGACCTACATTTACGATGGTGGTTTACCCATTCATCGTGTGGTCCGCCGTGGAAAGAATCGTGGTGGGCAAAGGGCTCTTGTTCCTGTTAACAGAGTCCGTTGCCATCGGTGGACGACCGTTTTCCCCGTTTCGGCCATGCCCCTTAGGGGCCTGGTCTGCGGGGATACCCCCGGACAGGATGCTTCTGCTCCTGATTGGTGGTCTGCCGGAGTTGCTGAGACAGCGTATGCTGCCCAGTACCCCCGCAAAACGGTCGTCGCTGTTGCCAGCACACTGCGGCCCGGCCTGCCTGGTCGGTTCGCAGCGGCGGGTATCCCGCCTTTCCTTCCTCGGGAGCTTGGCGGGGCGGGTTTAGTTTCCCTCTCCGACAAACTTGACGCACCGGTGGCCCACCGGAAGGCGCTCGCCACGTTCCTTTATGGTGTTGGTGCCCATTCGGGCCCATCCCAATTTGAACGTGTCTGGTCTGACAGCCGTCCGTCCCCCTATCGCGGTTTTGCCGCGTCCGGGGTCGACGACTGGTTAGCCCAGGGCGTCTTGCGCACTTCTCCGGACCTCGGTCCCCTCGATTGGGTCCCCTTAGGGGACCCAGAAGAGATCAGGGAATCGGTGATTCAGCGTACTGGTCGAGAGTACGAGCTTATGCTCGGCCCCGACCCTGAATCGAACCGTTACCCGTCCCTCTTTGAGGTGGCCCGTCGAATCCGGATTGTGCGCGAGGGTCTTCTCCGTGGGTGGGCATCTGCCCACCCGCTGAAGAAGCCCCTCTCGGTGGCCATTTCCCGCTGGAAGGAACTCAGGGAACCCCTTACCCTTTGGGTTCCCGAGTTCGTTCCAGATACCCTCGAATCTACGCCATGCCCCATGAGGTTAAATTCTTACCTCATGGAGCGGCGTGACTCCTCCT